AACAGTTATGTTCCCATCGAGGTCCAATGGAATGAAGTTCCAGGCAGAGATGCAAAGTGGAAAAAAGAAACTATTGCAAATACTAGTGAAGAACAATTTAGAACAGAATTTGAATGTGACTTCATAGGTTCTACTAATACACTCATATCTTCTGCCAAATTAAAATCTATGGTATATAAAAAACCAATACATCAAAACGATGAAGGATTAAAACTATATGAAGAACCACAAAAAGACCACATGTATTTTATGGGTGTCGATGTTGCAAGAGGAACAGGATTAGACCACCATGCATTTGTGGTGGTTGATATCACAAAAGATGATGAACCGTTTAGAATTGTGGCGACATTTAGAAATAACACACTATCTCCCATGACATATCCCACAGTTGTCCATTCGGTTTGTAAACAATATAATAATGCCTATTGTATGGTAGAAATAAACGACATTGGTGGTCAAGTCGCAGATATTATGCATAGTGAATTTGAATATGAACATCTTCTTATGACTACTATTCGAGGGAGAAAAGGTCAAACACTAGACGGTGGATTTGGTAAGGGTGGTTCTCAGTTGGGTATGAGAACAACACAAGCAACCAAAAGGGTAGGATGTTCTAACCTAAAAAACCTTATCGAAGAAGAAAAATTGGTTATCGATGATTTTGATGTAATTGATGAACTTATATCCTTTATTGCCAAAAGAAACTCTTTTGAAGCAGACAGAGGACACACAGACGACTTGGTGATGTCTTTAGTATTGTTTGCATGGTGTACGACACAACAATATTTTAAAGATATGCTTGATATGGATGTCCGAAAAATAATGTATAAAGAAAAAATGGAACAACTTGAGGCCGAAATGACACCTTTTGGGTTTATGGATAATGCTGTGGCAGAAGAATATGAAGTTGATGCTGATGGGACTCTATGGAAGAATGCTGAAAATGAACCTGATTATTATTCAAACTGGTAATTGTGAAATGTGGAATTTCTATACATAGAACTGAAAATATACATTTAAAATTGAATTTGAAAGATTAAACATTCTCAAGGAGAGTAAAACATGGCATTTAGAGTAAGCCCAGGCGTAACAGTCACAGAAAAAGATTTTACCAATGTTGTTCCAGCAGTTTCCACAACCTCTGCGGGATACGCAGGTAGTTTTAACTGGGGACCAATAGAACAAAGAGTATTAGTTGCAAATGAAAATGAACTTGTAAACCTTTTTGAGGAACCAGATGATACTAATTATAAAGGATGGCTTGCAGCCGCGAACTTCCTTGGATATGGTGGAGCATTAACAGTAGTTAGAGGAACTTGTGGTGGAGCAAAAAATGCGGCCCCGACAACCGCGGTACTTATCAAAAACTCAGATGTACACGCGGCTGGTTCTACAGTTGCTACTGGACTTTACTCAGGAACGAGTAACACTGAACAATTCTTCGCAAAATATGCAGGTTCTTTAGGAAACAGTTTAAGAGTTTCTTATGCTGAAAACGGACCTACTGCTGGTACTTCGGGTGAAGGTATTCGTGGTTCAAGTTTTGCCGCTAGTGGTGGTTATACATCAGGAGATACTGCTGTATTCTTTGGTGCAACTCTTGCTTCCAATGGAAATACATACGCGCCGGGTGCTACGAACGCAATTGCAGGAGATATACTTAAATTTGCCAATCAGACCAAATCTTATACGGTAACTGGTGTAACACAATCTGCAAAGGGTGTAACTGTAGGGTTCAGTCCTGCACTTTCTGCCAACATTGCGGCTGGTGCTACTGCACATTGGGAATATGCATATAAATCATATACTAATAGGGCAAGAACATCAAACAACCTCGATTTTAATGGAGGAACAGGCGACCAATTTAGTGTTGTAATCGTAGACCAAAATGGTAAATTTAGTGGAGTTACTGGAAATGTTCTTGAAGTATACAACAATGTTTCTAAAGCAATCGATGCTAAAGATGGTGATGGAAACTCCAACTACTATGTTGATGTTGTTAATCGTAAATCAGCATATGTTTGGGTTGGTGGACAAATTGGTTCACAAATTGATGATGGTAATTCTGCGGCAGGTACAACTATTGGAGAATTAGCGGTGACTTTCAGTCCAATGCAAAGAAAATATCACGACCTTGTGGGTGGTGCATATGGAACTCCAAACAATACAGATATGCTAACCGCATGGAACTTATTCTCAGACCCAGATGTTGTAGATGTTTCACTTCTCATTTCTGGTGCAGCAGATGCAACACTTGCAGGAAATGTCGTTGACATAGCCGATGCAAGAAAAGACTGCGTAGCATTTGTATCTCCTGAACATGGAGATGTTGTAGATGTAACCGCACTTTCAACTCAGGTTGCAAATGTAGTGGATTATCGTGATAACCAACTTAACAAGAATAGTTCTTACGCATTCTTAGACAGTGGTTGGAAATTCCAATATGACCGATACAACGATAGATTGCGATGGGTGCCACTAAATGGTGACATGGCGGGACTCTGTGCAAGAACAGATAATGTTAATGACCCGTGGTTCTCTCCAGCAGGTTTTAATCGTGGACAAATTCGTGGTGTTGTAAAACTAGCAATGAATCCAACTCTTGAAGCACATAGAGATGAACTATACTCAAACAATATTAACCCTGTAGTTGCGTTCCCCGGCGAAGGAACAGTACTATTCGGTGATAAGACACTACAAAGTAAACAAAGTGCATTCGATAGACTTAATGTTCGGAGATTGTTCATTGTATTAGAAAAAGCAGTTTCTACTGCATCCAAATTCCAACTCTTTGAACAAAATGATACATTTACTAGGGCACAATTTAAGAATATGGTAGAACCTTTCCTTAGAGATATTCAAGGAAGAAGGGGTATTACAGACTTCAAAGTTGTATGTGATGACACCAACAACACTTCAACAGTTATTGATAACAACAGATTTGTTGCAGATATATTCGTTAAACCAACTCGTTCAATCAACTACATTCAATTAAACTTCGTCGCTACTCGTTCTGGTGTAGATTTTACTGAAGTTGCTGGTGGATAACCTATAAAAGTCTTATAAATATAAAGAGGAAAGAATAACAATGAACATTAACGATTTCAAAAATCATCTAAAGCAGGGCGGAGTTCGTCCTAATCTATTCAGAATAAATGGACCTTTAGGACCTTCGTCCACCGACCCTTCTGTATCATTTCTTGCAAGAACTGCTTCTTTACCCGCAACAAATCTCGGTACTATATTGGTGCCATTTAGGGGAAGACAATTAAAATTACCAGGAAATCGGTCATTTGACGATTGGACGATTACAGTAATCAGTGATGGAGAATTCAATCTTAGAACTAAATTTGAAAAATGGATGGAATCAATCAATTCTACAATTGGAAATATTGCAGAACAACCACACGACCTAACTCAAGGAAGTGTTCTTGCAACTGGGTTGTTCCCTGCTTGGGCTGTAGACCAACTTGATAGAGAAAATAATCCTATCAAGACATACAAATTTTTCCATTGTTTCCCAACAGTATTAAGTGATATGGCACTTGATTCAGACCAAAATGATACTTTATCTGAATTTACTGTTACTATGACTTATAGTTACTTTTTGACCAGTGATGCACCCGATGTTTCTATGACTGAATCCGTTGACCTTGGCGGTGTCGGAGAACCAGGATAATCGGGGATTTATAAAATGAGGATTTATTATTATGCCAGAACTATTTGGATTCAACTTCGGTAAAAAGAAAAGGCCAGACGAACCAGAAACAAAATCGAAATCTTTTGTTGAACCTGATTATGACGACGGCGCAACAATAGTTCAGCCTAGCGCGTTCTACGGAACTTATTTAGATTTAGAAGGTGATATACGAACCGATATCGGTTTGATTAATCATTATAGAACTATGATTCTTCAACCCGAAGTTGAATTGTGTGTCGATGATATTGTAAATGATGCAATTGTTTTTGACGATGACAGAACTCCTGTTAAGTTGAATATGAATCATTACAACCAAACACAATCTATTAAAAATAAGATTGAAAAAGAATTTCAAGAAATACTTTCTTTATTGGATTTTAATAATAAAGGACATGAAATTTTTAGAAAATGGTTTGTAGACGGAAGATTATATTTTCATAAAATAATTGATAATAAAAGCCTTAAAAACGGCATTATAGAATTAAGACCAATCGACCCAGTAAAAATTCAAAAAATACGAGAAGTCGAAAAAGAAAAAAATAAAGACGGTGTTGAAGTAGTTAAAAATGTAGATGAATTTTACATGTATACTCAATCCCCAAAAGCGACTACTGGTGTTTATACAGGTCAGCAAATGAGTCAAGGGATTAAAATATCTCCAGACGCTATATCGTATGTTACTTCGGGTTTATTTGATAATAATAAGAAAAAGGTAATTGGTTATCTACAAAAAGCAATTAAACCACTAAATCAACTTAGAATGATTGAAGACGCCGTTGTGATTTATAGAATCTCTCGCGCACCAGAAAGAAGAATCTTTTATGTTGATGTGGGTAATCTTCCTAAAAATAAAGCAGAACAATATCTTAGGGACCTTATGAACCGATATAGAAATAAATTGGTTTATGATGCGAACACTGGGGCTATTCGTGATGACAAAAAGCATATGAACATGCTTGAAGATTATTGGTTGCCAAGAAGAGAAGGTGGCAGGGGAACTGAAATCTCTACACTTGATGGTGGACAAAATCTTGGTGAAATGGAAGATGTAGAATACTTCAAAAAGAAACTATATCGTGCATTGAATATTCCTGCAAGCCGTCTAGAAGCAGACAACGGTTTTAATATGGGAAGGTCAGCGGAAATAACAAGAGATGAACTTAGATTTTCAAAATTTGTAGACAGAATTCGTAAAAAGTTTGATGACCTTTTCTTTGATTTACTTAAAACTCAACTTATTCTAAAAGGAATAATTACCAAAGATGATTGGAAAGATATCTCTCAAAACTCATATATTGATTATGCAAAAGATTCTTATTTCTCCGAACTTAAAGAAGCAGAAATTTTAAAAGAAAGAATGGAAGTGTTGAGAGAGGTAAATGAATACATAGGTCAGTATTATTCTTTAAATTGGATTAGAACAAATATTTTGAAGTTCACTGACCAAGAAATTGAAACAATGGACAAAGAAATAGAAGAAGAAAAGAAAGCAGGACTTCACGAAGGGGATGAACTTTGAATAAAATTAAAAAACTAATCAAGGAATGTGAAAATAACAACTTGGTTGACATGTATAATACATTTTCCGAAATTATGGCAGAAAAAACATTGAATTGTTTTGAAGCAAGAAAAGCCAATATTATGATGGAAGATAATATAGAACATGATGGTTCATGTGATGAAGTACATCCTGATAAATCTCACCAAGAATGGGAAGAAGACCAAGAAGAATTTGTTCAAAATGAACAGATGAATAATATATCAACAGTACCAACAGATGATATGCAAACAAAATTGCCGGGCATGCCAACGCCGGAGAGAGAATATCCCCCGGAAGAAGAAGAATGTGGATATCCACATCAATGTGGGATACTTCGCGACCAGGTGGCATCTTACTGCGCGAATGAACATAATAATAGTGTTTCTGGTTGTATCGGCGATGGTTGCCAAGAAAATCACCTTGATTTGGACCAATGCTTGTCGTATAGAGAGATGTATTGGGGTATGTGCGAGGGTAATTGCGACCCCGCAGACCCTCGCGACCCAAGTTGGCAAGGGCCAGAACCTCCACGGCCTTACTCGCCCAAGCCGTATTGGGTGGAATCAGTAATTTCTAAAATACAAGAATGTTATAGTAGCAAAATGCCTGTTAATATAAATATAGACGGAGAACAATTACAAATAAACCCTACTTTTGCGAGGGATATTATTCTTCTACATGATGAACTAAATGAAGAAAATCAGGCAGAATTAAGAGAACTTATTGAATCGGACAATATAGAGTCATTTGCAAAGGTGATGAAATTTACAGAGGATAGAAACTAAAATGAATTCCAGAATTAACAACTTATTTAATGATATCGTTAATGAAAATTTGATTGATACTAGGTCAGAATTTGAACAAATTCTTTCCGAAAAACTTAACATTGCAATAGAAGAAGAGAAGAAGAAACGATATCTTAAAGGGGTGCATAACAAAGACGATGATGACGATGATGACGATGATGACGATGATGATGTTGAAGAAGGAAAGATGCCACCTTGGTTAAAGAAGAATGGTAAGAAGAATGGTAAGAAGAATGG